CCAGCCCGACGGGCCTGACCCTTTCAAACACACACAGCGCCATCCGTCATCAACGGAGGTGAGGCTATGACCAAAATGAGCACCATTTACAGCAGACTCTCATACGGCACCGGGACCGCATTAACGGGCTGAGCCGCGCCATCGCTGACGCGATCAGGACTGCGAGGTGACCCCACCCCAAGGGGTTTGGGTCCTTCCTGAGACTTTTGTAAGGCACGGGCATTGCGCGCCGCGGTGTTTTTGTAGCTACAACTTTTTATTTTGTGTCCCATGTCCCACCTCAAGGGATCGCCAGCCACGCCAGAGCCGGCACGGATTATTCCATTTATTCCACTGGGACATTCGTGTGGGACATTGCAAAAATGTCCCAGGTAAATGTCCCAACTCAAAAATGTCCCAGGTGATGTCCCATGACCATGATGAATCAGAGCCAGTATGCGCAGCACTCAGGCGTCGATCGCAAAACGATTGGGCGCTGGATTAAAGCCGGCCGTTTTATCGTGATGGACGGTGACCTGATTGATGTTGAAGCAAGCGATGCCGCACTGAAGAAAAACCGTGACGGAAAGGATCCACGCGCATCGAACGCGAAGAAAAAGAAAACGCCGGCGGTCGGTGATGATGTCGGTGATGAAATTGAAGACACTGCCAGAAAAATTATCCTTACCGAAGGTGCTGATCTTACCCGGGAGGAAGCCGCGCGGGTGCGCGAAAACTATATGGCTCTGCTGGCCAAACTTCAGTATGAAAAAGACAGTGGCCAGACGATTGAACTGGTCGCCGCCGAGGAGATTCTTTTCAACGCCTTTCGCCAACAGCGTGATGCCTGGATGAACTGGCCTTCCCGGGTGGCACCGCTTATGGCCGCTGATCTGGATGTGCCGGCGGACAGAATGACAGAGGTGCTGATCGAACATGTCCACAAACATATCTCAGTCCTCGGAGAGCCAGAATTTAACTCAACTGAAGATTGAACGACTTCAACTGAGTGTCAGAAAAGGATGGACGCCACCGCCGCGTATCAGCGTTCCGCAATGGGCGGATGACTACCGGAAGCTGGCGAAGGAGGCCGGGAGCACGTCAGGGAACTGGGAGACCTCGACTGTAGAAATTGCCCGTGGTCCGATGCTGGCGGCGACTGAATCCGGCGTGCATGTCGTCACGGTGATGTGCTGCACGCAGCTGATGAAAACGGCATTGCTTGAAAACCTGTTCGGCTATTTCGCTCACCTCGACCCGTGCCCGATTTTGCTCCTGCAGCCGAAAGAAGAGGCAGCTGAGCAGTTTTCAAAAGAACGAATCAGTCCGCTGGTACGCGTGACTCCGGTACTACGGAAAATTATCGGCGACTCAAAACAGAAGAGTTCGAAAGAAACCATCCTCTACAAAGCGTTTACCGGCGGATTTCTGGCGCTGGCCGGTGCCGGTAGCCCCGACAACCTGGCGCGCCGACCTATCCGCGTACTGCTGGCGGATGAGGTGGATAAATACCCGATTACCCGCGAGGGGGATCCGATCACCCTGGCGGAGGAACGAACTGCAACGTTTGGCCTCACCTGGCTTTCCGTCCGCGCCTGTTCGCCGACCGTTGAGGACGAAAGCCGGATTGCTGACAGCTATGCCGAATCTGATCAGCGCCGGGCATCTGTTGTTTGTCCGCACTGCGGGCATCGGCAGTTTCTGGATTTTTTCAAACACGTTCAGTGGCCGAAAGAGGGTGATAAACACCTGACAAAATCAGCCATGATCCACTGTGAGTGCTGCGGTGCAGGATGGTCTGAAGGCGAGCGCCTCCGGGCGTTACAAACCATTCGATGGCATCAGACCCGGCCGTTTGAGTGTTGCGGTTCTCGCCATTCCCCGTTGCTTGAGTACGAACAGGCCTGGCGGGCGAATGATGAAAATAGCGTGGCTGCTGTCTGGAAATGGTCCGAATCACCGCGACATGCGGTCTACCGGGCTATTTGTCCGGATTGCGGCAGGGAGGCTGTCGATAACCATCACGCCGGCTATCAGGCTTCAAAACTGTTCAGCCCCTGGCAGAAAGATAAACCGTCGGATATCGCGGGAAAATATATCAAGGCGAAGGGGGATCCGGATAAAGAGCAGGCCTGGTGGAACACGCAAATGGGGTTGCCACACAGACCCAACCATGGCAAGCAGTTGCCGGTTGATATTCTGCTGGCGCGTCGCGAAGTCTTCCCGGCCATCGTTCCTGATGGCGTGGCGTTGTTAACTGCAGGCGTTGATACGCAGGATGACCGCTTCGAAATCACCATCACCGGGTGGGGCCGCGATGAGGAATCCTGGTCGGTTTCTCACGATGTTATCTATGGCGATCTGGAAACGGATGAACCATGGAAGCGTCTCGATGCGTACCTGAAGCAAATCTGGCGCCGGGGTGACGGTCGAGGCCTGAACATCATGGCGACATGCATGGACTCCGGCGGGCACCATACCCAGAAAGTCTACGAGTTTGCCAAAGAGCGCCTGGGTCGTCGTGTATGGGCGATCAAAGGTGAGTCTGCTCAAAGCGGTAGGCGTAACCCGGTCTGGCCGACAAAGCGCCCGACATCGAAAAGCAAAGCCACTTTCCGGCCAATTATCATCGGTGTGAACTCTGCCAAGGATGTGGTGCGCGGTCGCCTCCACCTGGACCCTCCTGCGCCGGGCGCAGCTTCGGCGGGTTATATGCATTTCCCGGATGACCGTGACCTGGGGTATTTCAACCAGCTGCTGGCCGAACGTCTGGTTTACAAAGTGACTGCAGGCCAGCGCTTCAGTGTCTGGGAACAGATACCAGGGCGGGCGAACGAAGCGCTAGACTGCCTGGTTTACAGCTACGCCGCTCTGTGTGGACTCAAGCATATGGGATTAAAGCTCAACGTACGGGCTGCCAACCTTGAAGCCAACCCTGAAAAATTCCTGCCGGCACCTGCCGTGCCAGAAGAAAAAATCAGCTACGAATTACCCGGCGCGGTTATTGAAGAACCTACGCCCGTTAAGCGTAAGCAAATTTCCAAACTCCTGCCGCAATAAGGAAAACCATGTTCAACCGGAATACCAGTCTGCTGGCTGGCTCGATGACTGATGAGCAGCTCAGGGACGCCCTGCAGAAAGCTCAGCAGGCATACATTGATTTAACAACCGGGAGTCGCGGTGTTTCATTTTCCTATTCGCAGGGAGACGGGACACGGTCGGTGTCTTATCAGCAAAGTTCTTTGGCTGACCTGCTGGCGCTCATTCAGTTATTGCAGGCGCAACTGGGGATCGTCGTGAGACCACGGAAGCCAGTGAGGTTTCGATTCTGATGAATAAAGTACAAATACTTGGCCCTGATGGTACCCCGTATCGCGCACCGCGGCCTGGCATGCTGACGGGCGGCAGCCGGGTACCTTATGACGCCGCCGATTCGTTTAGTGATCAGCTGGCGAACTGGCAGCCTGCGCTATGGTCGCCGGACAACGAAATCAACATCTACCGCGATCGCATCGTTTCCCGCGCCCGCGATTTAGTCCGTAACGACGGGTGGGCGAACGGCGCCGTAACCCGCCTTCTGGATAACGCCGTCGGCGCCAATTTCCGGCCCATTATGAAACCCGATTACCGGGTGCTGCGGATGATCACCGGTAATAAAGCGTTCGATTCAACATGGGCTGAAGAGTATGGCAAAGCGCTGGAGGCACACTGGCGCACCTGGGCGTATGACACCGGGCGATACTGTGATGTTGAACGCAAGATAACGGTTCCTCAGATGTTGCGCCTGGCCTTCCGCCACAAACTTATTGACGGGGATGCGTTGATGGTACTCCAGTACCGGCCTGACAGGTTAGGCCGGGGAAAGGGGCGATACGCCACAACGGTTCAGGTTGTCGATCCCGACAGGCTGAGTAACCCGCAGCAGAATTTCGACATGCCGAATATTCGCGGTGGTGTGGAGATTGATGAGGACGGTGCCCCGATTGCTTATCATATCCGCGAGGCGCATATCGGTGACTGGTGGAGCGGCGCCAAAACCATGACCTGGCGGCGCATACCTCGCGAAACCTCCTGGGGGCGTCCGCATGTTGTCCATGATTTCGACCATGAGCGGGGTGCTCAACATCGCGGTAATGGCATCCTGACGCCGGTTATTCAGCGCCTGAAAATGCTGGTGAAATATGACCAGAGCGAACTGGAGGCCGCCATTCTGAATGCTATTTTCGCTGCCTATATCGAATCACCCTACGATTCCGAAATGGTTCAGGCTGCGATGGGGGAAAGCTTCGATGACACCAGTCTGGGTGCCTATCAGGACGGCCGCGTGGAATTTCACAATGACCGCCGGCTGACCCTGCAAAATGGCGCCCGGATGCCGATTCTTTACCCCGGTGAAAAAATCACAACGGTTAACGCCGCCCGTCCTTACAGCAACTTTGAGGTGTTCGAATCGGCCGTGCTGCGTAATTTCTCGTCCGGCACAGGGCTTTCCCCGCAACAGGTCACTCAGGACTGGTCAGATGTTAACTACAGCTCCGCGCGATCTTCATTGCTTGAAGCCTGGAAGACACTGACCCGACGTCGTGATGATTTTTCAATGGGGACCGCGCAGCCTGTCCTGACTGCGTTTGCAGAAGAAGTTCATGATAACGAGGACCTGCCTCTGCCGTCGGGTGCGCCTGACTTTGTAGAGGCCCGCGCCGCCTACTCCCGCGCGCGCTGGATGGGGCCGGGGCGTGGCTGGGTGGATCCGGTTGCAGAGAAAAAAGGCGCCATTCTTGGTCTGGATGCGGGGCTTTCCACGCTCGAAATTGAAGTGGGGGAAAACGTCGGTGAGGACTGGGAGGAAGTGCTCGACCAACGGCAGCTCGAAATTGAGTCCTGCCTGAAACGCGGGCTTCCATTACCCAGCTGGGCGCAGGCGGACAAGTTCGCCAGCGAGACAATTAAAGATCCGGAGGAAAAGTGAATCTACCTCATCTGGCGCAGCGGCTGTTTAATACGCCGCTGGCCCTTCATCCGAATAAAGCCGAAGTCATTATGGCCGCGGTTATGGACCGGTTTGGTATCAGCAGAATCGAATCCTCTCTGGCGATGGAAGACGATGACTGGTACGGCTATGACGATAAACGCGGTCGGGAGACAAAGAGGGACCCCGGATATGACAACGTGGCCGGGGTCGCCGTGATCCCTGTCTGCGGGACGCTGGTTCAAAAACTGGGAAGTCTGCGACCCTATAGCGGCATGACCGGTTATGACGGCATCCGCCAGTCCTTTCTGACCGCGCTGGCCGACCCGGAAGTTAACGGCATCTGCCTTGATATTGATTCTCCCGGTGGTGAAGTGGCCGGGTGCTTTGATCTCGTGGATGAAATCTACAACGCCCGGGGCACGAAACCCATCCATGCCATCCTGACCGAAAATGCGTATTCCGCAGCGTATGCGATTGCCAGCGCGGCTGACCGTATTTCCGTTCCCAGAACCGGCGGTGTGGGTTCAGTCGGCGTCATCACCATGCACCTGGACTGGACGCAGCGAATTAAAGACGACGGTCTGAAAGTGACGATCATTACCTTCGGAAGTCGTAAAGCAGAAGGCTCGCCATTACGTGAACTCTCTGAAGAAGCGTTCAATGCCATCCAGCAGGACATTAACGCGATGGGGGAATTGTTTGTGAATACCGTCGCCCGAAATCGCGGGATCAGCGCGAAGGTGATTAAAAGTACGCAGGCCGCCTGTTTTATGGCTGCTGATGGTGTGGAGCTTGGACTGGCTGATGAGGTATGCCCTCCGGATGCTGCGTTCAGACATTTACTTGAAAAGACAGGAGCCTGAAATGGCAAAGAAACCGTTTAGTTTTGCCCACCTTATTGGACTTGGCGCGTCAGCCTCCGAAGAGGAAGACGATAAAAAATCCAAAAAGGCGAAAGCCCGTCGCGCGGAAGAAGACGAGCGCGATGATGATGCGGAAGACGATGATCGTGACGACGACGCCGAAGAAGACGAGCGCGACGATGATGCGGAAGACGACGATAACGATCCGGATGCTTCCGAAGAGGATGACTCCGACGATGACGACGACCGTAAAGAAGGCAAAGCGGCTAAAAGTGCCCGTATTGCTGAGCGTAAACGTTGCGCCCGCATCTTCGGTAGTAAGCACGCTGCTGCGAACCCATCGCTGGCCGCCTCGCTCGCATTCAACACCGGAATGAGCGCTGCGGCTGCTATCGACGTTCTGGCATCTACCGCGCCAGCTACTCAACCCCAGGCAACGCGCAAGCGCTCTCTCGATCAGCGCATGCAGGAAAGCGAGAATGTTCGTCTGGGGCAAGATGGTGACAATAAGGCCGGCGGTAAATCGGCACTGGTGAGCAAAATGACCAGTCTCTACAACTCCACGAAAGGAGAGAAATAATGGATCAGTATGGCCAGAATCCGTTTGCGCCGGGTACGAAAAGCGCCTTGTTTGTACCGGATCAGCTCATCGCCGGTACGCTTCAACTGGTTACCGATACCGGAATTATTACCGGTGGTGCATACAAGCGCGGGACCGTACTGGGGATGGTTACCGCCAGCGGCAAATACACGCTGAGTGTCAATACGGCAACTGATGGCAGTGAAACGCCTGTGGCGATCCTTGTTGACGACGTCGACGCCGCTACCTCCGATCAAAATGGTGGACTGTATCTGATGGGCGAGTTCAACCAGAACCATATCATTTTTGATGATTCCTGGACCGTTACAACGCTGAAAGCCGCGTTGCGTCCACTGGCTATTTTCCTGAAAGACAGTACCCAGGCCCCTGTAGCCACTTCCTGATTTAACCCTCTTACCTCTGACCCAATGCTTTAACCGGCAGGGGCTGACTCATTCCAATTTTTGCCAGCGCGCAGCTGGCATTATCAAGAGACTGAATATGGAAAATATTTTTGATACCAGCGTGCTGGCACAGGTCGTTCCTAACCTGAAAACCAGTCAGAACTGGCTGCTCGATCGCTTCTTCCCGAATGTCGTAACTTACGAGACTGAAGAAGTGGCGATTGATGTTGATGTCGGCCTGCGCCGTATGGCGCCGTTTGTCTCTCCGCTGGTGGAGGGCAAACTGGTCGAGTCCCGTAAATACCAGACCAATACGTTTAAACCTGCTTACATCAAAGATAAGCGCGCCCCTGATCTGCGTAAACCCATTCGTCGCCAGATCGGCGAACGAATTGGTGGTGAATACACCGCCGCCGAACGTGAAATGCTGAACCTGCAGTTCGAAATGACCGACCAAATCGACATGATCAACCGTCGTCTGGAGTGGATGGCAGCCAGCGCGCTGGTGTCCGGGACCGTCACGGTTGCCGGGGAAGGCTATGAAACCAAAGTGGTGGATTTCGG